GTTCCGTTAGCTCATAGTTCATGTCTTCTTTGACACGCTGTGCGGCTTCTTCTTTTGCCCGCGTATCTTTGCCAATGATCTTGGTTTTAACCGGACCCTGTGCAGGGAAGGTCTCCATGATCGTCTCAGACTGAAAGCGCACAACCGCTTCCGTAATCATCGGATGGAACACACCGCATGCGCCGTTCCACGGCTCGGTACGCTCCTCATACTTCAGACCCATCAAGGTCAAGCCTTCCTTATATGTATCTTCCCAATCTTTGCGGGAGTTCAGATCGCCTCGGATATCTTCCAGCATGTCACTGCCCATAGTCTGAAGTTCGCCTTCATCCATGTCTTCAGCTAAGTTCTTATAGAAGTCATCTTCCTGCTCTGTAGGCTCAATCTCAATTTCTAGCCCGTCAATCCCGATACTTACGGATTCAGGATCTACAACTTCAATCTCAATATCCGGGCCTTCCATGAGGGCAGCTTCTTCTTCAATACCCACGGGTGCCTGATACAGCGCTTTTTCTATAGCCATGATTTGTCCTTAGTAATACGCCGCCTTGCGGCTTCTCCAAAATATAGGCTCGTCCTGTTCATCTGAGGGCAACGTAATAAACCCCCCGTTTCTGAACCGTAGAAGCGCCTGTGTCATCGTGTCCACGTAGTCGTCGTGCTCCCCAACAGGAAACGCAACGATCTCTTCAATCACATCCTTTGCCCATCTACGATCAGGCGCCCATACCGCACCGCTTGCAAATATGTCACTTACGGCGTTCACCCGTGCGTACTTATCGTTACCCCGGCTAGGCGTAAACTCATCCACTGGTATGCCCATACGTCTTAATTCCTGAATAAGTGGCGCTCCGGCTGCTTTCTTTTCCACCAGAAACGAATCTGGCTTCCATTCCTTATACTGCTTAAGCGCTACTTCTTTAAGTTCGGGGAACTCCATCCGATCTTTGAACGCATCTAACAAAATAAGGCTGGGCCTGCTGCCTTCTTCTTCGTTGTACCACACCCCCCACGTTGTACACGCCGTGTAGTCGCTTGTGGTCTTGGCTTCATGCGCCGTATCCCAGCTCTGAATGATGAATTCACACTGCGGTGGGTCATCTGGCTCCCAAATCCGCCACTGTGTACGCTTAATAAACGCTGCGGAGTCCAAAGTTGGCTGCTGCATGTACTGTGCGTTCCAATACCGCGCATCCATCGCCATCTTTTTCTGTTTTAGCTGCTCAAGCGGCCACTGTTCAGGCCAAAGCGACTTCTCCTTCTCCGTATCCTCGTGCAATATGGCGGGCAGCTCGACAATTTCCCACTGATCGGCGTCTGGATTGCGGATTTGGTACTGCATCAGCCTTCCCGTCAGGTCTACCAACGACCATCGGGTCATAATTACTATGATTGCGCCTCCCGGCATCAAACGTTGAAGCGGTCCGGTCTGAAACCAGCTCCATGCGTTATCAAATGTGGCGCGGCTGTTAGCTTTGATATCCTGTTCTGAGTGTGGATCATCAATAACGAATAAATCTGCACCACGGCCAGCAAGAGCACCACCAACACCAACAGCGTAGTACTGACCGCCAGCAGAGGTAGACCATTTTCCCGCAGCTTTTTGATCATCTGCAACCAAAGTGTTTGGAAAAACCGTCTTATATTCATCTGTATCAATCAAATTTCGCACCCTGCGGCCAAAATCCTCCGACAAACTGGCCGTGTGCGTCGCCATAATGATCTTCTTATCAGGATATTGCCCTAAAAACCACGCCGGGAACAGATAGGAAGAGAACTCAGACTTACCCATACGGGGTGCGATGTTGATGATGACGCGTTTTTTGCGTCCTTCGACCACATCTTTGAAGATCTGCCCCAGCTTTCGGTGGTGTGCGCCTTCTTTAAAGCCCGGATATATGGCATGTGCGAAGGCTGTCATGGAAGTTTGCGCTTGTTTTAGCTTAAGCCTGCGCTCTTGCTCCTCAAGTTCTTCCAAAAACTCAAGTTTTTCTTCTGGCGTCATACTCGCCAGCAGCGTTCTGATCTCCGCTTCACTCAGACGCTGCATCATCTTCTTTCACTTCAACGTCAACGGCGTCCTTGTTGCGCTCTTCCTTTTCTTTTGCCTCTGCCTCCACAGTCTTACTGAGCTGATCTAGCTTGGCACGGATGCGGTTATCCAGTTCATCATCAGCCAACTGATCTTTTTTAACCTCGATGCGCTCTGTAAATAGGCCCACCTCTGTGACCTTGCCCAATAACTCAATAGCTTTTAATCGTATCCGGGCGTCTGGGTGCTCCATCTCTTCTACTAGCTGATGCACCGCTTTGCCGCGTATTTCTTTAGCCTGCTGCACGAACTCCCAGTCGTAGGCGGTCAGCATCGCCACCGTTTTTCGCACGGCGGCTGGCACCTTCAGATTAAGTAAAGCGTCTCTTACATTCGGGGCGTCAGTAGTCACCGCCGCAAACGCTTCACGGGCGGCAGCTTTTTCCGCTTGTTCTGTCACGGTAGCGTCGTCTTCGGCGCCTAGCTGCTTTAACCACTCGGTTGTACTGATCTGTGCGTCAAGCAGCCCCATAGGGGACGTCTTCTTTAACGGCACAAAGCCTTCGTCTGGTGCATCCAGCACGTTTGGCTCAAAATCAATAGTAGTTAAATGCTCCAACACGCGGGGTTCTCCCGTTGCAGGGCTTGTGCCCAGTTGGGCGGAGTGTATACTTGGTCTCGGTACCTCGCAAGAGGGGATGTTTCTTCTTGGTGCCTCTCCTTGGCTTCGTAGGCCACTTTTCCCAGCGCAACCCGCTGGGGTTTTTTTCGCTGTGTGCTGTCCAATATTTGACATTGGTCGGCTGATTTTTTATAAAAATTTTGCGCGTTTTGTTTTGGGATGTTGGACGGGCTTGGACAAAGTGTGGGGTGTGGTTGCGGATTACTGATATCCGTCCGTCGCCACGCCACACATTATTTTGGGGGGCCACCCTACGGTGGGGTTGCACAACGCCAAACTGACACTAGGAATAGAACCTAATGGTATAATAGATGTATCGGTTGGCAGGGTTGCCAGCCGTTGCGATGCCGAGCCGCACAATGCTCGGCTTTTTCATTTGGGTGACCGTCACCCAGAAAGGCTATGCCATGTATAAGTCAATCGTTAGTCTTCAAGCCGTTATCGCGGCTGGTATCAAGTTAGGCCAGCAAGCCGAACAGAATCGCAAGGACATACGCGATGATGTTCTGTCGTTTAAGACACTTGATGCTCAATGGGAGTTCGTTGGTACTAAGTTGATGCCATTGATTCTGAAGATCCCTGCATACAAGGGTTGCAAGATTGATAAAACGAATCGGGGTTCATACCAGTTCGTTGATGCGAAGACAGGCAAAAGGCATGAGGGAGCACGCTCATTCTTGCGGGATCGTTTGTCTCTCACTACTTTGTTAGCAGGAGCAGGCAACACCAACAAGAAGACGCGCAACAAGAAAGAATCGCTATCTCCTGTTGATTCGTTGCTACAAGCCTTTGAGAAGTTGTCGTTGAAACAGCAACGCGAGTTTCTGAAGCGTTGCCCGAATGTCATCTAAACAAACTAAGGAGAAGCACAATGAGCAAAACCAAACTCACCAAACTGTTGGACAGAACTCCCGCGCAAAAGCAGGAGCGCAAGGCTTCTGTGCGATTCAAAACAGAACGAACCCGCAAAGCAGACGCTCGCCTATTCAAACAGGAGATGCGCTTTACTTCGTGGATTGAGCGCACCGCGCAGGAAAACTAATTGGGTGACCGTCACCCAAACTCTTAACGCGTCAGTAGGAAGGAGGTTTTTATACCCTGTCCACCAATTGTCCACAATGTCCACTTCAAAAATAAAATGTGGACACCCGCAAACCCGCGCCAGTACTGGCTCTGTCCACTTAGCGCCCTATATACATATCTTTTTATAAATTACTTATGTATGTATGGGTTAGTGTACAAGTGGACTCATTTTGATTGTCTGGAAGTTTTTCTTTTGAGTTGTTTCGTATTTCTAAAAATGGTATGTATCTCGTACGCTACCCACTCAAACCCAGACGCCATAAGGCTTTGCGGGTGTCCACTTAAAAAATACCAAGTGGACATAGTGGACACAACCTGAACCGAAGTGGACATTTCAACGGAGAACCCCATGCTATGCCCCATCTGCAACACCAAGAAAGCGCGCAAAGATTTCAAGCGCCTCGCTACGCTGGCTCAAACTAGAGCGTGGCTACGCAACCCCACCACAACCAAACGCATCACTTACATAGGAAAGGAGTGCAACGACTGCCACAAACAAACTAAGAGAAAGCCGCATGACCTGACGCCAAACGAACTACACAAGCGGCTCATCAACGAAGGCGTCAACCCTATGGCGATTGAAGTACGCATCGCCAAACGCAGGGCACAGGGTAGTAAGAAGAAGTCCACAGTCGCCAGCCGTGCGATGCGCGCATGGTGGCAAACCAAGAAGTCCAACAACGAAGAAAGGTAGGTGCATGATGCTGTCCGAAAAGAACCGCGCTGTTTTGTTGAGTCTATTACCTTCAACTACTAGTTCTAAATCTAGTACTACCCGATACAAACGGGAAAAGGATTTGGGTGACGGTAACCCAAACGAGGCTGAGCGCGTGCGTGTTGCGCTCGTGGATGCTGGCCGTGGATGGGCTGCGGTTCAGCGTGAGTGTGTGTTGTTAAAAAGAAAGTGAGGCAGTCAAATGACTAACGAAGAAATCAAGCACGACCTGCGCAAGCAGCGGCTGTTGCACATAGCCAAGACCATCTCGGCTAAGCAGATGCAGGAGGAACTGGATCCACTTCAAACCAATCTCATTGACGCGTTGGTGCGAATGGCTTCGACTAACCCTGACCTGACCTTCCGCTTTTTCTGCCTGATGCGTAATCATACTGGCCTGATCTCCGGCGAGGTGCGCGAGCATCTGAAGACGGTGTGTGGCCTAGCATCGGTGCGCTTACCCATAGCGATGTTCGATCAGGCCACAGCCCATATGCGCTACATAGCACGGGAGAACAGCCTCTCAAGCGTACGCAGGTATATCAACTATATGCTGAGCGAAGATGACTGCGATGCTGTTGAGGAGTTGCTGGACTCTCACTTCACAACCTGTGAGGACTGTGGCGAGTGGGAAGCACGGGGTGAGTTCATAGAAACATACAACGATGGCGAGGTATGCCGCCGGTGTAGCGAGTACAACTATGAGTATTCGGAGTACTACGACTCATATGTTCACACCGAGTCATCACGATCTGCGATAGACAGGGACGGCGACAGAATCACAATCCACTGCGATGACGAGGACTTTGAGTGGAACGAAGACGAGGACTGCTATGTGCACAACGAATACAGCGGTCGCATCATCGGCAGTTATCACTCATCTAAGGGTAACTTCTGTCCGATAGAATCTCCGTGGACACGGGCTAACTCGTTTTACATCAGCAAGATCGTGGACATCAACAACCCCCCGCCACGCTACTCACGGTACTTCGGCGTTGAGTTGGAGGTCGAGGTCAAGCATGGTGATCGCTTAGATAGGGCCACCGCACTAAACGATGCGCTCAACAAAGGCATAATAGGTAAGTCATGCTTCTTTGAGAACGATGGCTCTCTGTCCAATGGCTTTGAGATCATCACGCAACCGATGGGCTTGGACACACACGCCAAGTTCTGGGAGTGGGTCAAGGATGCCAACCTATCCCGTGGCCTGCTGTCGCACAACACATCGACTTGTGGGCTTCATGTTCATGTCACACGCTATGGCCTGACTCGGTTGCAGATCTCAAAGATGGTGGCGTTTATCAATCACCCTGACAATCGCCCGTTACTCGAAGCACTCGCTCGGCGCTACGGTAGCAACTACGCAACCTACAGTTCAGGCAAGCGCATCGGCAACGCCTTGCGTGACGGCAACAACAGGTACGAAGCGCTCAACTTGGAGCCGCGCAAGACTATCGAGTTTCGTATGTTCAAGGGCACACTCAAGTACGAGTCGATCATGTCTGCTGTTGAGTTTGCCAACGCACTCGTTAACTTCTGTAGCGACCAGTCGGGGTATGGTTTCAAACTCGACACCAAGTCTTTCATGCAGTTCATTGAAACTCCTGCGATTGTCAACGACACCAAGCATCTTCGTCCGTACATCGCAAACAAACTTGAATCACAATAACTTACTAAGGAGAGTACATCATGTGCATACTAATTCATCACACTTCCGAAACATCTTTTTCCGATGTAGTCCTGCGTGACTTCTACAACCACAACCCCGATGGCTTTGGCATCATGTTCGGTGACGGCAAGAAGATCCATGTCACCAAGTCTCTTGGTACTGTCGATGAAACGATTGCGCTGTATCGTGACATCGCCGAGGGTCGTGAGTGCATCATCCACTACCGCATGAAGACACACGGCAACATCGACACCGACAACTGCCATCCCTATCGTGTGACCGATGACCTATGGCTTGCACACAACGGCATCCTGTCTGCGGGTAACCCCATCCGCAAGGAGATGTCCGACACTTGGCACATGATCCAGTACATCCTGCGCCCCATCGCTGAGTCCAACATGGATATGCTGTTTACCGCAGACTTCCAAGAGTATCTCGGTGATCTGATCGGTCGCAGTAACAAGTTTGCGCTATGTCACGCCGATGGTCGCATCGCTGTTATCAATCGTGAGGCAGGCGTTGAGCACTTCGGTGCGTGGCTATCCAACACCTACGCATGGTCTGCATCTGAGCACGGGTTCAAGCACAAGGGTGTGACCAATCGTTACAACTCGTACTACGATTACTACGATGGGTATGGGGGGTACGACAATTCATATGTCGGCAACATCACATCCAAGTCTGCAACACAGACACAAGATCCCATCTACGATCAGTACGACTACGATGAGATTGTGCGTAAAGCGTACGCGTGCTGGCTCAGGGGTGAGCGTAGTCTGTTGAATTGGGTTGAGTACAACCCTGATCAGGCCAAGAAACTAATCGTTGAGTGGTACGACATGGAGCCACAAGAGATTGACCTGTTGGTCGATGATACCCCCGAAGATGCAACGGAGTGGATCGCTGACCTGTTCAAGTCTGACTCGGTTCCCGCACAACAAGTTTAATTAGAAAGGAAGGTGCAACATGAGTGATGAAGAGCGTATTGAGTTAGCCTTTGACATACTGGAAGATGCTGAGGTTATCCAAAGTTTTGGTGACGCAGTATGGTTGAAGATTGATCGTGAGTTGTGGGAAGAATTTCAAAAACAAGGAGGTGTGAAATGAGTGAGTCAAATAACTTTGTTTACCTTGTCATGCAACATGACATCAGCATGGGTAAGGAGTGGGTGATGTACGCCTACGACAGTTACACCGATGCAGAAGAAACGGTGAAACACCACAATCAAACAGAAGGAAGTAGTTACCCACGGTACTTTGTCAAATCGGTTCGTTACTTCAGAAGGGATGGTGTGCTATGACTAGCTCGGCTGATGTGTGGTTCTTTGTGGCGGCGATGCTGTGGTTGATCGCCGGTGTTTGCATTTACTACGCCACGGGTGGCGATAAGGAGGATTGATTATGGGTTACAGATCATGCGTAGCCATACTCATGTATGGCGAGAAGCGCGAGTGCGACATGGTGGTCGATCTATTTCTGCATAGTGGTGAGATACAGCAGGAGGACAAAGACTTCTTTGAAAAGCACAAGCAGGAGCACAGCGCTGGCGCACAGCACTTTGTTTTTTGGTCATTCGATAACGTCAAGTGGTACGACCAAGCGGACATCGCCAAGAACAAACTGTTTAACCTTGTGAGCCAGATTGAAAACACCAACGACAAGGGGGATCCGGCTGACCGCGAAAGCCTAGCCATAGAGTTCGTTCGGTTTGGGGAGGACTCCAACGACAACGAGCAGGAGGCCACGGAGCGCACCGCCTACCTATTGGACATCCGGCGGCGGATCATCTACCCAGAGTTTTTACAATGGTCGCCTCCCGACTGACTTGTCAGCAGGAAGGTTATGGGGTAACGTATCAACAGGAAGGAGGGAAACCAAGAGTAAATCGTGGGTACTTGTCAAACCTTTGACGGGGGCCTACAATCTTTTACAAACAACTTTAATTATTAGGAGAGTCATCAATGAGTAAACATACTTACCTAAATTTCAAGCAGGCTGTGGCTTTGATCAAAGCCGTGGGCCACAAGCGCACGGTGGTTTTGATGGGCGAAAACGGCATCGGCAAGACGTCTGTGTTCTGGGCGCTGGCCTCCGATCCGCACTTCGATAACTACATCAAAGTCCCGCCAATCGACTGCACCCAACTGTCTGACGGCTCCGTATGGGGGCCGGATATTGACCGTGAGCGTGGGGTGTACTGCGAGTATCCCAACGAGCGTCTGGGCCTATCCAAGACCAACCACAAGGGCATAGCAGGGGCACGGCCCATCCTCGGGATGTTCGATGAGATCGCCAAAGTCCCGCAGTACATCAAGAACATGATCGCCCCCATCCAGTACGAGCGCAGGGCCGGGATACTGGAGATGCCCGAGGGTTCCGTATGGTTGGCTGGTACAAACCTGTCAATAGAAGGGCTAGGGGATTCCCTACCCGCCAACCTGCGTAGCAAGATGATCGTGGTTCATATGCGTAAACCCAACGCCTCTGAATGGATCAACGAGTTCGCCATCCCCCGTGGGCTACACCCTACCGTGATCGCCTGCGTGGAAGAAAACCCGATGGTCATGGATTCGTTCATCGACTACCTGCCGGGCGGCAAGTACCACGGGCGGGACATTGAGAAGGACAACCCTCACATCTTCAACCCGCAGATCGTGCAGGATGCCTACGCATCGCCACGCACCCTTCATGCGGCATCCGATGTGATGTATGCGTCTGACGAGATCGACTCCGACACGCTGGATCATGCGTTGGCAGGGACCGTGGGTGCGTCCTTCGCTTCTGTGCTTTCTTCGTACATCCGTTTCGGCAAGCAGTTGCCTTCACTATCAACAATTCTTTCTTCTCCTTTGACCGCCCCCCTGCCCACAAACAAAATTGCACAGCAGGTTCAGGTTTTCCAGTTCATCACACGTGCAGAGACCCGTGATGACGCGGCGGCGTTTGTGCAGTACGTGAAGCGTATGCAACCTGAGATGCAGTCTTTGTTCTGCCGTAGGGTTGCAGACTCTGAGCGCGTCAACATCTTCAAAACTGTTACCGAGTTTGGCCTGATGTTGGCCGACAACCGCATCTTCTACAGAGCGTAAGGAGGTAAACATGGCTCCACTACGACAATCAATATGGGACACGATGACTCCCATACAACGGATCAGCGCCGTCAACATTGACGTGATGAACCACAAAGACTTTTGCACTTTGTCTGGTTTCGTCACGATGGGTGAGGTACACATCAAACCCGATCTGCCAACAGCAGGAACCAACGGTGTCGATGTGTTCTACGGCGAGGAGTTTCTTCTTGGCCTGACCCGTAAGCAGTTGCGTTTCGTGCAGTTGCACGAGGCGTTGCACAAAGGTCTGCGTCACTGCTCCGACTACCAAGACATCGTAAAGAAGTATCCGCAATTATCCAACGTGGCGATGGACTATGTGGTTAACGCGTTAATAGAACAGACAGATCCCAATCACGAGTTCATTGACTTCACCACATACCCAGACCCGTTGATTGACCCCAAGTACTTTAACCGTTCATTCGTTGATGTGTTGCAGGACTTGCTGAAAGAAAACAAAGACGCGCCCGATACGCTAGACGATCACATGGCTCTGCCTGATGGTGTGGACAAAGATCAGTTGGAGCAGGACATTCGTGATGCGTTTAATCACGGCGACATGGTGCAGAAGCGACTACGTGCTGGTTCGGAGAGCGCCAACAACCCGCTGAGTGGTTTGGGTATCAAGCGTGACACCGATTGGCGTGGCGCTATGCGTGAGTGGGTGCAGGAGATCTGTGCTGGTGATGAGTTCTCCCGCTATGTGCCGCCCAATAAAAAGTTCTTGCCCCTTGGCATTATCATGCCCTCGCACTTTGCAGTTGCGGCAGGTGAGGTTGTGGTTGCCTGTGACACATCGGGTTCGATGGAATCTGTCTACCCTGTGGTGTTTGGCGAGATCGCCAACATCTGCAAGCAGGCCAACCCAGAGCGTGTCCGCATACTGTGGTGGGATACGCAGGTTTGTGGCGAGCAAGTGTTCAACCGTGGGCAGTACGACTCGATTGCCTACGCGCTCAAACCTCACGGCGGTGGCGGCACGTCACCATCATGCGTTGTGCGTTACATCGAATCCAAAGGATACAGACCGACTGGCGTCATATGGCTGACTGATGGCTATCTTGACGCATGCCCCACAGCGGTGTGTTCAAACGAGTTATGGGGTGTTGTCAACAACGATCATTTCAAACCCGCGCACGGTAAGACTGTGCGCATACATCACTAAGGAGAAACAAATGGCTCATTCATATCCGTTCGATCCCAACGATCATCTGTTTGTCAACGAAAAGCAAACTGAGTTTGACTTTTCTGACGCGCTTGATCGCATCGCTGATCTTCCGATGGTTGAAGAAAAAAGAGAAAAGGCTAAGACCAAGCGCAAGTACACCAAGCGTAAGCAACCCAAGATCAACCAACAAAGCCAATTTGAAAACGTAACCATGAAGGCTATCGCGCAGGCGATGCACATTCTTCAGGCAACCAAGTGTGCGTACAAGATTGTCACCGTTGATGGCACTGTGTTTGCAGAGGGCGATGTCCATGCCTTCCGAGGTCATCGCATGAGTACACAGCGCCCGCACGGTCTAATTGCTGCGCACTTCAAACCCCACCTTGAACCGATGAAAGTTGGCGGTGTTGCTGAAGTTCCTTGGCATCCGCAGATCAGGGAAGATGATTTACAGAGCGCGATGAGCGCATGGATGTCGAGCAAGTGGGGTAAGGGTTCGTACACCACACAGAAGAACAACACCAAAAAAGTTATTGAAGTCCTACGTTACAAGTAAAGGAGAAACACATGCAAAGATACAACATTGATACCTGCGCGTTACTCGTTGAGTTCAACGCATCCGTGTGGACAGCACGCAAACTAGATCGTGGCGTGACTGACGAAGTTATCTACGAAAAGGGGGCCGGTGCGAAAGATGCGGCCCGTGTCAACAAACACTTGCTGGCTGGCCGTCCTGAGTTAGAGGTCATACAGAAACACGTTGGCATGATCCGCACCTTCGTGTACGACAACACCCTGCCGTGGTCTGATGCTGGCCCTCGGTTGTTACCGACCGTTAAGTTTCTTGCATTTAACGACCGCATGGCACAGTTTGAAGACGAGTTCAACGGGCTGGTCAATCGGTTCGTCACAATCTACCCAACGATCATCACAGCACAAGCGATGGCGTTGGGCGATATGTTCAACCGTGACGATTACCCATCAGATGTGGAGATGGCGCACAAGTTCTCGTTCAGACTTAACTACCTGCCTGTGCCCAAGGCTGGCGACTTCAGGGTGGATGTGGGCAACGATGCGCAGGATGAGTTGCAGAAACGGCTGGCACGTATGGCTGATGAGCGCATTGAGTCAGCGATGAAGGAGGCTCGCCAACGTCTGAAGGCGCACATGGATCGCATGATGGAGCGTCTGAAGGTAGAGGAGATCAACGGCAAGGTTACGAAGTTTCGTATCCACGACTCGCTCATCGAGGGTGGGCTGGAGTTGTGCGACATCTTGCAAGCGCTGAACCTGACGAAAGATCCCGACTTGGAAGCTGCACGGATCAAGTTGGAGAAGGTCTTGCGCAGTGTGGATGTCGATGATCTTCGTAAGCATGATGGCGCTCGGACAGAGGTGCGTACTCAGGTTGCTGAGATTATGGATAAGTTTAAGTTTTAAGGAGACATGAATGCGACCATTACGA